TCTAATGCCTTGCGGAATTCGTCACCCGTAAGGTTATACATCTTCTGCAGTTCATCCTGCAGGTTGATGCCACGCTCTTGCAGTTGCAGCAGCTCTTCGCCTTGCAGCCGTCCCTTGGCTTGGATCTGACCGTAAGCAGTAGCAATGCCATTTAAATCTGCTCCGGTGGCACCTGCGACATCCCCTAACCGTTTTGTTGTTTCAACTAGCTTTTCAGTGTCAACGCCAAAAGCCTTTAACCTTTTTGCTGTCTCAATTAACTCTGAGGACTTAAACGGTGTAACTGCACCAAAAGCCTGTAACTCCTGAATAATGCCTTTCGCTGTCTGAAGGCTTCCGGTCAATACCTCCAGGCTTTTGGTTTGCGTCTCTAATTCAGACGTTTTTAGGATCGTAAATTTAAGCCCTTGAAACGCTGCATATCCAACGGCTAACCCTTTCAAGGCAGCGCCAAGTTTATTGACGCCTTTACTTGCTGTTGCTGATGCTGCGCCTACCTTGCGAATGTTGTTTGATGCCTTTGGCATCTTTGTATTAATCCGGATAACCTCTTTATCCAGCTTTGTCATGCTGCTCGTGAGCTTTTCTAACTCACGCGACCCGCGGACCTTAATGGCTACATCAATTGGTGCTGTAGCCATTACGGAACCAATGCCGTCAATAGATCTATTCTATCGACGGCGTTGTGACTTCTTCATTGCAGCTTCTTGCTCGTCATTCATCAACCCGAAGTAAGTCATCCACAGCCAAACCTCTCCTATGGTCATTTCACGTCGGAGCTGACCTAACGTCAGCCCCAGTTCCTTGCAAATGTGCAGTTCAGCCAGCAGTTGGTTTTCAGTCTTTAACTGCTTCTTCAGGACTTTTCATGTCCAATGCAGGAGCTTCCTCCTCGTCTTCACGGATTAAAGCCAGCAGTAGCTTTTCCACTTCAGACTTTTCGATGGCATTACGCAGCATTGGCGCAGCATCAGCCTGGAACATTGGCGAGCCGTTTTCATCCAATGCTTTCTTGATCAGCAATTGAATTGCAAAGTCATTGGCATCATCAGACTTTGCCGTTTTCTGTGCTGCCTGCTGCTCAGCAATAGTGAGCGGCTTCATCCAGAAACTGAAGTCTTCGCCTTTGATCTCTACTTCCTTGAAAATCTTGCGGTCAGTGCCCGCAACTTTTAGCAATCGGTCAATCGCACGCATAATTTTGATAGGTCGCTACGTAGGCATATTACTGCAGGGAACAGGGAAGGCAGTAAACGCAAAACCTTCCCCACTTCACCTGACGGGATTTAAGAGCGACCCTACCCCCGCTCTCTAATTTTACTCAGTAAAAAACCCCCGCTTTTGCGGAGGCAAGTGATGGGGATATACCCAGTTTATTCAAGCGATCTGAGTCTTGAACAAGTGACCAACATCGCTGACGGTGTAACCCACTTCAGCAGTGATTGCATCGTCAGTGTTGACGCTTGTGGACATGCTATTCATGCTGATCGATGCTTCGATATACATCGAATTTGTCAGATCAGGAGCAGCAGGCGAGCCACCATCAGAGATGGTGTTCAAAAACAATCGGACGCGTGCACCTTCTTGCGAGGACAGCATTACGTTGTCCAACATGCGCTGACCAAGAGCATCATCATTATCCGTGAAGATAACGGTGATTGTTCCTGAACCTTCGGCATAGCCAGGCTGGAACTTTTTGAACTTGGCATACTTGCCAGAAGTCGCGCTACCACTGCCGATTCCGCAGGGAAGCGTGCTGACATCGATGGACTCACGAGTAATCTCTAAATCCCAGGATTGGACCTGACAAACAGCTCCAAATGGATCAAAGAAAATCTCGACGTGTCCATCGCCATCAGTGCCGTCACCAGCGATAGTGACGCCTGTCAGCGTGATCTTGTCACCAACAACTGTGGCGACTTTGTAAGCCTGACCAGCAGTTAATCCGGTGTCAATTGTGGCGGTGCCTTCTACTGCAAAGGTGACAGGATCACCAACGCGGAAATCATGACGAGCATCAACCGTGATGGTGTTGCCAGTGTCATCAAAATCAGCAGCTAAAAGACACCATTTGGTGCCCGCTGGTGTGTAATAAAGCGAGCCGTCCTGCCCTGTTAAGGCAGACGTTGAACATGCGACTGGCATTTAAGCCACCAAGAAAAAGAACAACGGGGACGTTTGTTGTCTTCGGGGGCAAAGACACTATTAGTCTAAATGCCTCCGCAGGCGGTTACAAGCGAGCGTTAAACGGGCAGCTAATGGTGATCAAGCTGTATGGCTCCGTACCTGAAAGGATTGATGTAGGCCCGCTTATCTGCCCGCAGCGCACCTTCACAGGGCTATGCCATTCATAGAGGTTGTTCATTAGCACCATCGCCTGAGCGCCCATGTCTTCAAGCGGCTTCATGCCCTTCCCGCGCTCGGCGTAGCAGCTGATCTGTAGGTTGCCGCGTAGCTGTTCAACAGCTGATTCCGTTTGACAAAGGACCGGTTCTGTCGTGGTCGGATATGAGATCAGACAGATGACATAAGGCACCGGAGGTGGGGTCTCCTGCACGTTTTGAAAAATTACCGTGATGCCAGGGAACGCCGCTGCAACGCGGGTCTCAATGTAAGCGCGGACAGTAGCGAAGCTCATTTGACCTTTTTAAGTTCACGTTGAAAGATGCGGTTTGCATCTCGGTTGAGGTTGTTGATCACTTGGCTAAACCAAGCACCATTGCCACCTCCAACACGCCCGACATAGCCAGGGTTATAAGCAGCTCGTTCTGCATACGGCAGGTTGTTAGACACCCACCAATCGCCGTCAAAAGTGATCTTGCCGGGGTACTTCTCAATCGTTACGGACCCAGGCTCATCACGCTCTGGGGTTGTTGATCGGTCAGGGCTGCCTTTGCCTACAAACCAACTGCTAGCAAGTCTCCCGGTATCGACTGGGCTCCCAGCAGACAGCTTCGACTGCGTATTGGTAACGAACTGCGCCTGGCCGCGATCCAGCGCCTTGCGGATGTCTTTGACAAGTTCAACGCCTCGGAATTTCGCCATTACTGATTTGAGCAGTGGATTTTTGACGCGATCAAACCCTTGCTGGAATAGGTCGGGTCAATCGTTGAAACGCGCCAGGTGGTGCCGTCATAAACAACCTGATCAGCAGTGGTTGGCAGATGCGGCAGTCCGCTTGCGCTGTGCTGAATCCAAAGACGCAGCTCATAGCTTTCAGCCGTACCGCCTGCCTCTACGCGCCCGCGTGAGAGCACCCCAGCTTTGATTGCATAGTCAACAACGTTTGGCGTTACATCGCCTGTGGCTGGGTCGTAGCTGCTGCCCTCATCACGCTTGTAGATGATCGCCGTTGGAAAGACGGAGTCGATCAACTCCACCGCAACCGGCATAAAGGTTGCATCAATGTCCATCAGCCAGCCTCCAGCAGTTCGCGCACTAGCTCAGTGATGCGCTGTTCTGTGATCCCATACGTGCGAGCCGCAAACGCTTTGTACTCAACCTCATTCATGAAGATGCCAGCGCCAAGCGTTTGCCCGGTCGTGATCTTCAATGCCAGCTCCCGTTCGATATCGGTCATGAGCGCACCCTCAGCAAGACCTTGGAACCGGAGCCCGTAGAGATGTCGGCATAGCAGCTCAAGAAATCACGCAACCAAGGAAATTTCAATATCACCTCAGGGTTGCTGCAATCGGTGCAATCGTTGTTGCTTTCGGTGCCTGACGGATAAGCCGAAAACTCTTGGACAAGATCACCGAGCTGCTGCTTGCTAACAAATGTGCCAGCAGCTGCTCCACCGCCACCACCAGGGGCACCTGTAATTGCATCAGGGTTGACGATGAGCTGATAGGCAAGTTCAACCTCTGCCTGTCTGATCTTCAACGGGATGATGTCGCAAGTGCTAGCAACGCCATCACAAGTCGATCCATCACGAGGCCATGAAAGCGCTTGCGTAGGCGTACAGCGTAGACCCGTGTAAGAAACCGTTTCAAGCCATTTTGTAGCTGAGATCAGGGCCACTAAACGCGAATCACTTGATGCGTTAAACCACTCAACTATCCAGCTTTGATTACTGGCGTAAGCGTCGGCATACTCTTTAGTGCACAGTGAATTGGAGAACTCTCCCCCGATCGTTGCGTCGAAGACAATTGCCATCAAAGAAGCTCCGAATGGGCAATCGTGTACCCGTCTTGAAGCAATTCTAGCCGTCGCCTTTTGGCATCTTTTTTGTCAACGTGAACAAGGTTTAGAAGACCTTGCTTGTAAGCATGAATTCGGATGACTTGGATCACTTGCCGAGGCTTCGGGGTGTCAACATTCATTTTATCTAGACATAAAAAAGAGGGTCCGAAGACCCTCCTGAACATGCGCCTGTATCAGGCGACGGTTTGACCGTATGGAGTATTAACCACCATCTCGATCAGAGGCACTGATTGAGCAGAGCCATAAGCCAAGGACCAGTTAGTTGCATCAGCAAGATCACTGTTCAAAGGGTGAGGTGTGCCGCTGTAGCTAGTACCGAGCACATGATCGATGCGGTTATAAGTAACCGACATCAGATCTTGGAGTGACAGATGGTCATCAGACTGCTTGATCAACAGTGGGAACTGTGATCCGGTGCGGATAACACCAGGAGCAGCGAGATAACAGGTGTAACCCAAGGCATCACCAGTGGTGCCGCTTGCAGGTGTCACTGTTGGAACTTGCGAATCAATAATGACCTTGAGCCCTGCAAAATAGCCGACCTGG